TATCTTGTAAAGGAGCTACAATTATATTAACGTTTAGGTCATATAACCCTTGACCATATTCGTATAACTTTTTCCATGGATGAAATTCTACTTTACCAGACTGGACTAAATCTCTTATTGGTAATGGGTGAGCTCCTAAAAATACCCATTGATATTTATCAACAGTTTTTCTAATAACGTCATTAACGTGATAAAAATCATCTTTAAATTTAACTCTATTTTCAATATCAAAATGAGCTCCGGAGCCAGCGTATAAAACTCTTGGCTTTTTCTTGTTATTATCGTAACTTTCCATTGTACGATTTATATTACTATGGCGACCTAACCAAAATTTAAGCATAAAGTTTGGCAGAACGGTTACGTTTTTATTACCGGTCTTACTACTATAGTACTCTTTCATAAACGGACATGTAACTGTTATTTCATCACACATTGCCATCATTTCTTGAGCAGAATTTCTTATAGCTGGATCAGTAAATGCTGTTTTATATTTGTTATAATCAGGTATATCTTCATGAAAACAAATATCATCAATTTCATAAATTAATCTAATATCATTCTTATCAGCCACCTTCCTTAACCATTTTACAAATTCTAATTGTTGTGGTGTTGCTTGTCTTTGAATTCTTATACCTTTAGTTTGTATATAATATCTTTCATCAACATTCATTACCGTAGTACCATGAACTACAGCTTTTTGATGAGCATTCATAACTTGTTCTGGCCATATCATTCTCCAATGACCACACCCAGAGTAATCTGCATAGTAATTTAAAAATCTCGGTAATCCTTGCTCTACCGGCTCTGGTTTTGCAGCAGCGGGTAATTTAGGATTAATAAAATTATTTCGAAACGGTTGGGCTGCAAACGGGGCATTCGATTGAAATGGTTGGTTACCTTGTATAAGCATAATATTAATTAATCAATAAAATTCACTCTTCTAGAGATGCCATTATGTTTTTCTAAAAATATAACGTCTCCGTTAGCAAATTTAATGCTTTCTTTTCGATGACTTATAACCATTACACATTCATTATATTTTTCAACACGTTCATTTAATATTTCTAAAACTAAGTCTACACCCTTTTCATCAAAACTACTATCAAATAATTCATCATAGAAACTTATATTATAATATACATCCCCTTGAGATTTCCTCATATCCATAAATGAAAATAAGCACGCTAAGTCTATAGCTTTTCTTTCAGCTCCTGAAAAGTTATTATATAAACAAATTTTACCCTTTTCATTTACTATCTCTTCTTCAAAATATTCATTAAAGACACAAACACAATTACTATCTAATTTTTTCAAGAAATGAGTTAATTTACCATTAAAATGTGATAATATTTTTTTAACAATAAAACTTTTAACACCTTCTTCACTTACAACAAACTTAACGACGTCCATAAGATTAATTACTTTCTTTATTGAATCTATTTCTTGTTTAATAGTATCAATCTTATTAGTCGATAAATTTATTAACTCCTCGAAAGAATTAGTTTCATTTTTAATATCATTAATATCAGAGCTATACTGCTTAATAATATTTTCTATTTCAGTTATATTACGTTCAAGATAAGAAATATTATCTTTTTGATTTTCTAAGTCGTTTAGTTTTTTATCTATTTTAGATTTAGCTGTAGAGTAGTTAGTTATTTCAACCATTATTTCATCAAAGCTAGCTTTATTATCCTTTATATCTGATAGAATTTTTTCTAACTGATTAGATATTTTATTTTTCTCTGTTTCAATTAAAACCTTATCATGTTCTTCTAATGGTCTTAAACACATCGGGCATGAACCTTCATCAGTACCAATCTTCTTAAGTGCGTTTGTGTTAGTAGTTAAATCAGATTTTAATTGTACAATTTTTTCATACTTACCGTTTTTAGTAAGTTTTAAATTTCCTATTTGCTTTTCAAGTTCTGTAGATTTTTTAATATAAGGTTTAATATTAATAGATAAAATCTTTTCCTTTTCATCGTTATAGCCAGTTAACTCGTTAGTCTTTGTATTTAAATGATTTTCTATTCTATATATTCTTTGATTTTTATTTTCTTCAAAATTATCTACTTGTTGCTTTTGAGTATTTAAATTATTATTACTTTCTTCTAGTCTCGTAATTTCAATATCAAAATTACGCTTTATTTCATTATATTCATTTCGTAACTCACCTAGCATTTTACTAAAAATTTCAAGGTTAAATATTTGCTCAATAAACTTACGTTTTTCTGTCTTACTCTTACCCATAAAAGGTATATGATTATTAAGAGTAATAATAACGCAGTTCTGAAATATTTCTGGAGTAGATGAAAGTACAGTATTAATATATTCATTCGTATTTGCAATACTATCTCTAGTCTTATCATTACCGTTTTTATATACATACACTTTACTTGGATTTAAAGTACGAATAATATCAAACTCGTTAACCCCATGCTTTGAATCATCTACAACAAAAGAAAGCTGTACTTCACAGGTACCAGAAGTTAAATTATTAGCTATAAAGTTTTTCTTAATATCTCTTAAGGTTTGACCAAATATAGCAAAGTATAATGCATCCGCAATAGTACTTTTACCAACCCCATTTCTCCTATCTTCCTTATCTCTATTTACACCTGTTACAATATGTAAACCTTTATCAAAATTTACAGTTACATATTCTTCCCCTATAGATAAAAAATTCTTAATTTTTAACTCTTTAAAACTTACGTATTTCATTATTTTACCCTTTCATATAAAGACGTTGTATAGTTTACTACATCTGTTTTATTTTCTATATCTAACATATTAACAAACTCACTAATAGCGTGTTTAATATCTACTCCTGATAGATCATAATCTTAATCATTTTCTATTTTAAGTTTATTATAGTTTACATCATAATCAATTCTTAATTCTACTGGCTTAAAAGTAGTTAGTTTGGTTACTAAAGCATCAAGATGATCACTACTAATATTTTTATCAATAATTAGCTTTATAATATTACCGGGTAAAGTATTTTTAAATACTCCTTCAACATCTTCAATATTAATTAGTTTAGATAAAATTATTTTAATATGTTTTGGTGTAATATTATTTTTATAAAATTCATATGATAGGTCATTAAAATCTAAAATGTAATAACCTTTAGTTTGTAATGTATCACCGAAGTCCATTTCATAAGGATTACCCACATATATAATTGAACTATCTTGCTTTTTATAATGCTTTTCATCTCTAGCATGAAAATGACCGGTAAATATTAATTTTGACTTTTCTACTAAAATATCTGGATCATCTCCATGATCACATATTTTAAACATATTCATTTTAAAATTTTCTAATTCAAAATGACCAAATATTAAATCACTATTAGGTATATCATCTATTTTAGTACCCCAAGGGCAAAATGATACCGTTTTACCTTTATACTCTACTGTTGCTAGTCTATCGTAAACAGTTAAATTTTTATAACCTTTTAAAATACTTAAACTATTAATTTCAGATGTATCTTTATACCAAGCATCATGATTACCAGTAATCATAGTAATATTAAAATCTTTAAACTTATCTAATAAATCTTTAGCAAAATTTAAAGTTTTAACTGATATTTCATCTCTATAATGAAAGAAGTCTCCACAAAATATTATATCAGTAATATTTTTACTTTTTAGCTCTGCAATATACCAATCAGCCCATTTATTAGATATACCTAGCCAGAAATCAGAATTCTGATGAACACCTAGGTGTATATCAGAAAATAATGCTACTTTAGTCATTACCATTAAGATCTAGATCATCACACATTGGTTTGACATAAACTCTACCATCCATTGAATCTAACATTTCTTGTTCGTAAACCTTTTCTTTATATTGGCTTAAAGTTTCTGCATGCTTCTTTTCTTTCTTAATTCTATTAATAAAAGCATGGAATGCAATGGTAGTAAAATATGAAAATGGGTTATATTCAGAATCTACATTAAATTTTTTATTAGTAACTGCAGTATACATTTTAACTAGAGCATCGCCTACCATTTCATCTCGATAGGTATAGTTAATAAAGTTACTCGAGTAACTTAGACCATGCGCAATCTTATGAATCATATCACCTAATTTAGGGGTACAATCTTAACATTCATAATATGCTATTAATTCAGCTTTTAGTTCACGAGGATCAACATAATATTCTGTCTTTTTAGGTTTAGGACCTCGTCTCTTACCAGTTGTCTTTTTAGTATTAGCCATACTCTAATTATAGATTATAGATACTACTTTTCAACTATATCGGTTAATGTATAACCTATTTTTTCTAAACTATATATTTCTTTTCTTTTATCCCCATGCCGTATACCATACTTTAATTGATCACATAAATCGATAATTAACAATTTATTTTTACTTTCATGTAATCTGAGACCACGACCAATCGACTGAATAGTTCTTATAAAACTTTTACCACCCGCTGCAAACATAATCATATGAATATTTTTTATATTAACACCAGTACTAAAAATAGAGCTCATTGCAATACAAATTACATTATTATTAGTTTCCATTATTTTTTTAATTTCATCTCTAGTTTCTACTTCAACCTCACCTTTAACGAAAAATACTTGTTTACCTTCACATTGAGATAATTTAGTATATAATGCATCTCCATGAGTTAAATGGTTAACCAATATTAAAGAGTTACTATTAAACTTATTGCAAATATTATGTATAATACTATTTCTAAAATCGTTACTATAAATAAAATCTAGTTCAATTTTAAAATTATTACTACCATTTGCATATAAAGGTTTATCTTTATAGCCTATATTAATTACCTTAACGTCGACGTTAGTTAAATAGCTTTCTAACCTAAGGGCATAACTATCCTTATCGTATATTACTTTACCCAATTTACCTAAGATATTCCATTCATCTGGCTTATTATCAGGTAATGTACCAGTTAGACCGAACTTATTATTAGTAGTTATTTTATTAACCATCTTACTAATTTTATTAGACTTTTTAATTGTATGACATTCATCCACAACTAACACATCTACATATTTTATCCAATCATTATCATCAAACTGACTTTGTAATATACCTCTATTAGCTATAATACAGTTGGCTGTTAAATCAGGCTTTAGTTTACCGGTCCATCTGGTAAATTTAAACTTAACATCATACTCTACAAAATCATTATATGTTTGATTAACTAAACCTAGATCTGGTACTATAATTAATATTTTAATTTTAGGGTTATCTTCAAACATACTCATTAGTAATGAAGCAATAGTTAAAGTTTTACCACCACCGGTACCAAGTTTAATAATACCTCTACCAAACTTTAATGCATTTTCTACAGACGTTAATTGATAATCTCTTAAAGGAAATTTTAATAAATTATAGGCTGAATGATATTTATAATTACAAGGTTTAACAACTTCTAAAACTTCCTCATCGACGTCTATATCTATATCTGTATATTCTTGCTTTATATAAGTTAATATATCGAAAAATAGACCTGGTTCGAAAAGCCCAGTTGGTGTTATACAGTATATACGTGGATTAGAATAAAACCTTGCTCTTCCTCTAAGTCTAAACCTTGCTGTGTCATCTTTTACACTAAAATGCTCTCTAATATCATCAAGATTATCAGTTATTATACGTATCTTACCCTTTTCTAATTTAAACTTCATTACAATTGCTCCATTTTCATTATTTCAATAATATTTTTTATATCAAAACCTATGGCACTAAAAGTTCTTTCGGTTTTTTCTAAAAATTCAATAATTAGTTCTTCATTACTAATCTTTTCAGATATTTCCTTCATCTTTTCATGTTTATAACTTGCTTTCTCTGCGACCGGTATAGTTACTTTAACTGGGCTTTCTTCTAGAATTTTTTGAACTACTTCTTTCTTTAGGGATTCTCTTAATATTCTAAGCTTTAATAGATTTTGTTTATGTCTTATTAATTTAGATACCCAGTAATGCTTACGGGCTGGGGCTTTCATCGATGAATCTTTTAGATTAAATTCATTAATTTGTAAATCTTTTTCTATTTCATCTATGTATTGATCTAATAAACTCACATTTTAATTATAAATACTATTATGAAGAAAACAACTTTATTTGAAAAAGCATTTAAAAAAATACTTAAAAAGAAAAAAACAACAGAAGAAGATGAAAACTCGACTGGAGGAGGGGCTTTAGGACCTACAGCTGCTGCTGGGTATGGTACGACAGTCAGTGGTACACCAGGTACAGATGCTTACGCTCCAGGAGATTTTAGAAGACCAACAGCTTTAGGCGCAATGTATTCCAGAAAAGGTAAAGTAGGTAAGAAAAAGAAAAAAACTAGAAAATCAAAGAATAAAAAGTAAATATCATAATGGATACAGGTATATGGGAGGTATATAAACCGATACCGGAAGGTACTTTCGGTTTTATATATGAAATTATTAACACTATTAATGATAAAAAATATATCGGTAAAAAGCAAATGGTTCGTAAAATAAAACGTAAACCATTAAAAGGTAAAAAACGTAAACGTATCGATTTTATTGAAAGTGACTGGAAAACATATACAGGTTCTTCAGATGCTCTTAATAATGACATATCTTTACTTGGTTTAGATAAATTTAACTTTAAAATTTTAAAATTTTGCAATAGCAAATTTGAATTATCATATTTTGAAACTAAAATGCAGTTTGAAAAGGATGTTCTATTGAGTGAAAATTATTATAATGGTATTATAAACTGCAGAATCGGTAGACCACCTAAGCTTTTTTTGGAACAGTATTATAATAAAGAGGATGATGACTGATTTACATATAGAAAACCATGATTTTACTATAATTGACTTTAATGAGTTATTAATAAACGATATACAACCACAGATAATCAATTCTTTACATGAATTTAACTTACTAGAAAAGAGTATTAACAATCTGCAGGTTAAAAAGTTTATATACCACTATACTATATACAATATATGTCAAAGGTTACTTAATTGTAAGTCTAAGTCTATTATATACTTTAATAATACTCAGTTAGATGACTGTGAATTAACAAAATATTATAAAGAAACCGACATTTTAACTTTTTTTACCAATTTTCTTCGTAGAGTAGATAGACTTCTACCTTTAAAAATATTTATTAGTAAATATTCTATAGTATATCTTGACCATCTGATCGGTATAAATGATGGTAAAGCTCAAACAACTATAAATTCAATGATAAATAAGATTAATAATATGGATATCGGTAAATATACGTTTTCAGGAGTCAAAAAGTTTACGAAACGTTACGAATTAACGTTTTTAAACAAAGATTACTTTAATAGACTATCTACAAAACTACTTCTAATTAGATAAATAATAATATGGACAAATTTAACCAAATGGCCAATCGATTTTTACGTGAATATGGCCCGCCGATAAGCTCATCAGACAACGAAATAATGGTACAAATGAAATCAGGAAAATCATTTGGTGATTTTTTGAGAAGTATTGTAGGAAAGTCTAGAAAAGATATTTTAGATTCAGGGAGTTTCGCTAGATTATATTCTATGAACGTTCACGGTATAGGTGGTAATAAGAACTTTCCAGATTCACCTGAAGTACTATTAAGTAGATTTTTAACTAAGTTTGGTGATTATGTTAATCAGGATATTACAAACCTACGTTCAGGAGCAGCTGAGACTGATGAGTTTAAAAAGAAGCATGATTATCAAGGACATCTTGAAAGAGAAAAAGAACGTAAAGATTTATTTCGTGAAATAATGACAGAAAAAGATCCTGAAAAAAAATCTGAATTAAGACAAAAGATGAATGCTTTTAGAAATAACAGTGAATATGCTGAAGCAAGAAGAGCTCTATATAATAAAGAAGATGTAGATGTTGACGGTTATCATAATAGACCTATCGAACAAGGTGAATTAGTTAATGATGGTGGTGATGAATATAAAGAGCTTGAAGATATGTATAATAAAATTAATTCTATGAGGGGTGCTAGTATAGAAGATCAAGAAAACGCACTACTTTCTAAAGATCAAGAAAAGGCATTAGGTATAGCAAGTAAATTAGCTACCCAAGCAGCCAAATCTGGAGTTATTGGTTTTAGAAAAGACCCCCAAAAAGAAATTAATAAAGCATATGGTAGGGTTATGAATCAAATTGCTAAAAAAATTAACAATATAGATATTTAAAATGAAAAAATTCCTTAAACAGTATAATACAATATTAGAACAAGATGAAACAATGGAAGTTCCAGCTGAATTTCCTGTAGAAGCCCCTGTAACAGAACCACAAATTCAGCAATTGTCTCCAGAAGGTGAAGTCTTACTAGTAAGGTTAATTAAAAAAGCTTTAGTTACAAAAATTGAACCTAGTGATGTTGAAACATTGAGTGAGTTATCAGATATTAATGAAGTTAACGCTAAATCTTCGTTAGAAAGACTTATTAATATAATGAAAAAATATTCACAAGATATTGACGTTACAACATGAGCTGGAAACCATTAGATCAGGTATACTTAAACGAATCTGCTAATAAAGAAGTAGATTTATTGCCCCGGCAAAAAATAAACATATATCAAGAAAATAATAACCTATTTAGAGGCGATAAAGGAGATTATGAGTATGTAGGAGCGGTAGATGATAAAGATTTCAGAAAGATTGTTAATATAGTTAAAAAAGAAGGTGATAAATCTATTGATGAATTAGTTAGACAATCTGGTTTTGTTGACCAGACACGTTATATAAAGAATTTCTTTGCAGATTTTGATGTAAACTACGGTGAAGTTGAATTATTATCACAAATTAAATCAGGTTTAAATACTATAACAAGTAAAATTAATGGTACACAAGGAGAGTTTAGTCTTCATGAAGCAGTTTTTCCTGTTTTAACAAAATTATTAGCTAATGAAACCCCTGAAAAACTAGAACAGTTTTATAATTCATTATTTGTTAAAAGTTTTTCTGAAGGTAATGTAAGTGTTGGTGATGGTGAGTTACTATTGAGCTTATTTACTGAATGTTTTAAAGGTGATGTTGGAGATTTAAAAACTCCAAGCGGTCTTAACATCGAATTAAAAGTCGGTAAGGGTAGAATTATTAGCGCTAGAGGTGGTGGTTTTAAAAATGACTTGGATAAACTTAAAGAGTTCGCCAGTAAACCTGATCTATCTGCTGAAGATTTAATCCAGGCTAAATTTACTGGTGATGTAATGAAAAAAGCATTTGCTAATAGTTCTATAATACAACAATTTATAAACCAAAAGATTACTGATGCAAATAAACGTATGCAGCATTTTGCTGGTATTATGTTAAATGAATATGGTAGTGAAGAGTTTGATATAGTATTATATGTATATCAAAAAGGATTTACTAGGAAGGCAGGCAGTGTTGCAGGAGATGGTACATTTGATAAAGCACGTTATTTAAATGTTACAAGTTATGCAAATATTATTAATGCTATCAATACTAACTATATAGCTTTTGATTTTGACGGAGACGGTGTTTATATCGGTTACCCAGGAAGCAATGTAAATGCAAAATTTAAAAAGGATTTAAAATTATCATGATGAACTTTAAACAACACCATACAGTACTATTAGAATTCTTCGATGCTATCGATGGAGCAGTTAAGCATATTGATCATTTAGAAGAAAATATACTTAATAAAGGTAAGCAAGGTGTTATAGAAGCTATTAACCAAATAGAATCTTCTATATCTTATTTTGTGGATGAATCTGATTATAAAATATCTACTAAGTTTGACGGCGCGCCTGCTATTGTTGCAGGAGTAGATACTAATAATAAATTTTTTGTAGCTAGTAAATCAGCTTTTGCAAAAAATCCTAAAATTAACTATACAGAAGAAGATATTACCAAAAATCATGGAACAGGTGGTTTAGCAGATAAATTAAAATTAGCTTTACGGTATTTACCGTCTTTGAACCTTAAAGGTATATATCAAATGGATTACATGTTTGATCCGCAAATGAAAGTATTTGAAACACCTGAAACTATTGATGGTGTTAAAAATGAAAATAAATTTTTAACCTTTACACCTAATACTATTAAGTATGCGGTTACTGAAAATAGCCCATATGGAGATCAAATTGCAAGATCTAAGATAGGCGTTGCAGTTCATATTGAATATATGGTACAAAACGGTATATTGAAAGTTAAAAAATATACTTCTTCAACTGATGAATTTTCACCATCCAATACAGTATTTGTTTTTAATGTATTAGCAAACAAACCAAAAAATAGTAAATCTTCTTTTAGTAAGTTACTTTTAAAAGATGTAAAAACTAAAAAGAAACAACTTCTCAAATTAGCAGATAAGGTAGATTTCAGTGCATTAGATGATTACACTAGTACTCTTAAATCTTATATTAATTCTGAAATAAGGTCAGGTAGATTTTTAGAAGATACATCAATGTCAACAGAGGAGTATGTTAGTTATATTAGTAATAGATTTATTAAAGATTTAGAAAGACTTAAAAGTGAAAAAGGTAAAGCTAAGAAGCAAGAGCAAATGAAATCTACATTAAAATCTCTACAAAAACTTAAACCTTCAATTAAAAATGCTTTTGAAATTACTAAAATTATTGCTAATTTAAAAAATAATTTAATTAAAATCTTTAATGAAATAACTAAAAACGATTTATTAGGTACATATCTTGAAGAAAGTCCTAATAACTGGCAAACTACTGCCCCGGAAGGTTTTGCTTTATCAAAAGTTACTGCAGCTGGGGCAGAAATTACTAAAATGGTAGATAGAGAAGAATTTAGCCGAGCCAATTTTGGTACCGGAAAGCCGACATCACCAGAAAATCAAGAATCATATATTACTAACCCACCTATTTTTAATACAGGTGAAGGTACGAGATTACAAAAAAGAGCTTCATTTGGTGAAATGTATAATATGTTAAAAGAATTTGAAGATGCTGAAGATTTAAGAAAACAAGTAGTTATATACCCAGGTAGATTTCATCCATTCCACAAAGGTCATGCATCTGTTTACAATAAATTAAAAGAAGAATTCCCGACTGCGGATATTTTTATATCCACTTCCGGTAAGACTAATGATACGAATTCACCATTTGCTTTTGATGAAAAAAGAGCAATGGTATTAAGTTCAGGTATTGATCAAGGTATTGTAGTTCAGACTACTAACCCATATATAGCAACAGAAATAGTAGAAAAGTATGACTTAGATAAGACACAAGTTATATTTGCTGTATCTGAAAAGGATATGCAAGGTGATAAACCTCGATTTAAATTTGGTGTAAAGAAAGATGGTACACCTAGTTACTTCCAACCTTATAATGATAAATCATCAGATAATGCTTTAAAGCATGCTTATATTACTACTCTACCTACTGCTGATTTTACAATTCTTGGTAAAGATATTAATAGTGCGTCGCAAATAAGAGAATTATATAAAAATTCAGATGAAAAAGGAAGAAGAGACCTTATTCAAGATCTATATGGATCAATGGATGAAGAAGTTAAAAGAATTTTCGACAATAAATTGATTTAAGCTCCTGCGTAACCGGTGTTCTTAGCGGTTTTAGTATCATCTAATTCATCAACCTCTACTCTATCCTCATCAGGGTCTTGTTCATCTTCTACATCAGCATCAAGATTATCATATTCTAATGCATGGTATACTGATGAAAGGTAATCTGCAGCTTTAGTAATTTTTGAAGCTGTCCAACCTTCTAAATTATCTAGTGTTTCCATATGGTTGAATAACTTTGTTGCATATTCAGCAGCTTTTAACAATTCTGATCTTGCCATGTCTAGCTCACCATCATAACCATCATCTGCACAATCATCACAATCGCAATTATCTACGCATTCTTCATCTCTCTCACCAGCTTGTATATATACAGCTTCTTCTTCCTTTTCTACATCTTCACACTCTGATGCATCTTCACTATCATTTATTTTCAATACTACTACTTTTGAAGCAGTATTTTGAGAGCCTGGACCAGGTACATTAACCATCTTTCCCATCATACGATTAAGACCGCTCATTTCATTTAATGTTTTATATTGCTCAAATATTAGATTAGCTTCGTTATCCATATTATTATTTAATAAATAATTAAATGACATTCGATAAACTATACACTTCGCTTATGGAAGCATTTGATGAAGATGCTGAATATAAAGGTAGAAAAGTAACTCTTAATAAACCTACAAGAGGAGATGTTAAGAAGTTTAAGGTATATGTAAAAAATCCTAAGACCGGTAATGTAAAGAAAGTTAATTTCGGCCATGGTGGTACATCTGCTAAAAGAAAAACGATGAGAATACGTAAATCTAATCCAGCAGCTCGTAGATCTTTCAGAGCACGTCATAAATGTGATCAAAAGAAGGATAGAACAACAGCAGGTTACTGGTCATGCAAAAAATGGTAATTTATTATGAAGACATTTAAAACATATTATGAAAACGCATCAAACTATATTGGTAAAAATGTAGTATATGCAACTAAAGACACATCAGGTGGTGGTACGACAAATTTTATAGGAAAAGGTAAAATTGTTGACCATGATAAGCGCTATGATGTCCTTATCCTAGATAATGGTATAAAACTTAATATTAAGTTGCATCATCGAAAGGATAAGGAACTCTATCACCAGGGTGATTTTTATATTGATAGTTTAATCTCTGCTGAAGATGGTGAAGATAGATGTAAAAGAAAAGCTGATAGTGTTTATGGTAATAAGACTTCAGCATATAAGTCTGGAGCTATTGTAAGATGTAGAAAAGGTAAAATATGGAAAAAGAAATAAACAAATTTAATACATTAATAGAAAGTTTATGGGCTAATATTAATAAAAAAAGGAAATCTGGTAAAAGTTCTGCAAAAAAAGGTAGTAAAGCATATAAGGCGGCAAAAAAATCAGGCGATAAATTGCATGCTAATAAAATGCGTAAAGCTGGTAAATAATGAATTTTGATGATTTAGTTAATTATTATTTGATTGAAGCTAGTGATAGTCTCCATCAATGGTTTAAACGTGGTGGTAAAGACCCTAAAACGGGTAAAAAATTTAGCGGTTGGATAAATTGCAAGACAGGTGGTCCTTGCGGTAGAAAATCTAAAAAATCAGGAGGAAGTTACCCTGCATGTAGGCCAACTAAAGCTGCATGTAAGAAGATAAAGGGTAAAATGTATAAAAAGAAAAGCTCTAAACGAGTATCGTGGAAGAAGAAAGGTAAATAATTAAATATAGTATGGCACATAACAATAATATAGGTAGAATAACAACCGGTAATGTTGCTCCGAAAGGTACCGGGGCCAATCTTAGTACTACGACAGATAGTGGTAGTTTATTAGGTTTAAGATACATAAAAGATGATAGTCCAGGGGGAGCTAGTGGTACAGGTATAGCTCCAACTAATATCGGTTCAGCTGCTATTAAAACCTGGTTTGAGCAGTATGTAGGTACTTTAGGTAATTATCAGGCTTTCGGTACCGGTTCTAGTAATATAAAATGGAGCGATTACCGAGGCGCTACTATTTTAGGTATGAAGCTGAAAGCAAAAAATGAATCTACATCAAGATATCAAGATAATGATGATGCTACACTGCAAATAACGCCGTTAAATGGTAACGGTACTAATGGTACATATACTATTACCGTAGGTGGTGCTACAGTAACTTCCTCGGGTAATAGAGGTACAACATATACATCGGCAGGTTTTGGTAGTGGTTTAACTATACCAGTGGTGTTAATTGATAATGCCACTGGGGTATCGATGACTATGAGTTGGACTACAGCATATAACGCCGGTAGTACTAGTATAAGAGGTTCAGCTACCGTGGCTGGTCCACAGTTTCAATGGTTTTTTACCGGCGCAAGCGGCAGTGCTTATAATGCGAACCCTCTTTACTTTTTTAGTGGTTTACAAAACGCTAATAGATTATACGGAGAAGGTTACCCAGCATCTGGGTGAGTTGTTTTCTAGGTTAAAATATATAAAATATATTATG